CGATATTGATCAGTAGACCTTTTTAACAGAATGGGCGATAGTGCTAAATCTCAACTTGACTCTATCCTCAAATCGGTAGTTTCACGCGATAGTACAGGCCCTGCGGACACCATGTTGGTGAGCGCACACCTTTCCCAAATGAAGATGTTTGGGATCAGGCAGGGCGTTGAGTTCTATCCGATGCAGGATAACTTCGGCACGCAGCGCTACGATTTTATTCAGCAGGTCATCAAATTTAATCGTCTTGATGCAAGGCTCGACTCTATCTGGGATCGTTTCCTGGCTTACGGTAAGGGACTGTTCTATATCCGACCAACTGAGAAAACTTATCGTATTTATTGGTTCGACCGGGATTCTTATCGCACTTACTACTCTCCCGAAGGTGACTTAGAAGAAGTCATCATTATCTATCCTTATAAAGTCAAGACGTCAAAAGGTTTCAGTGGCGTCGGTCTGAACACAAACAAGCGGTATATGCGTCTTCGTATTACCGCTGAAGAGATCGAGGAATACCATAGCGAACAAGAGATCTCGTTTGACAACGAGGCAATGGACTTCCCCTTCACTGACAAGAAGGTTGTTAAAAACAGCATGGAGTTCATTCCATGTGTTGAGGTCCTGAATAACCCTGATGCCTTCGGAACTGAGGGCGCTGGTGAATTCGACATGATGGCCAACCAGATCATCGCTCACGATGAGATGGTGAAAAACATCAGGGCGAACCTTTCTTTCTTTGGTAACCCGACCTTACTTTCTTCTCGACCCAAGCAAGACATTGTTGAGTACGACTCGACTGATCCAGCCCAGCGACCGAGCATCTCGAGCCAATCCGGATTCCAATCAGAGTTCTTTCTTTCAAGCTCAACCTTTAAGCAAGACAACGTAACTCGTGAGTCTCCCGGCTACAACGGGAAGCCTGGTTCAGGCATGAGAGTTCCGCGTGTTATTGCCAACCTCGAGCCCACTGACCGGGTTGGTTTCATTACGCCTAACGCAGTTAGCACAGACCAAGCTCGCTTTGCGGAGCAGCTTCGTAGTGAGATCCGCTTAGCTCTTGGTGGTATTGACGACCTCAGTATTACCAATGTCACCGCTACTGAGTACAAATCTGCTTACGGTCGCGTTAGTGCCACAGCCAAGAAGAAGTGCTTACAGCTCTACACCTATGGCATCAACCGCTGTCTCGAGCTGATTATCTTCCAAGAAGAACAGATTTTCCGTAAGTCTATGGCTTACGAGAGCGGGATTAAATATCCCGTTTTACCTGAAGAACCTGACGAAAAAGCCCTCGAAAAATACGAACGAGCAAAAGCCCGTTACGAGAAAAAACTACAAGCCGCAATTGATGCTGCAATTGAAAATCAAGAGCTCCCTCCAGGGGTTCTTGGTTTAGCGCCGGACGGTGATAGAACTGTTATGTGGCGCTGGCTTGGGCCTGTGTATGAAGATACAACACAGGATAAACTCAACCAGTCTATTTTCACCAGAAACTTGCAAGAGTTAGGTGTTGATAGCATTGAAGCACTGAAGTATCTATTCCCTTCTAAAACGGATGACGAGATCGCGGGCATGCTCTCCGGTTTCCCATTCCGTGTGGTAGGGGAAGTACAGAGGGCTTACTCCGCATTCATTGATCTAATCAATCAAGAGATGCGGACACCACATCCGCAGCAACCAAATCTTCCGATGGCTGCGGATCCGAGATTAGATCTCACCCCCTTCCTTTATCGCACACTCGAAAGCCTACAAAAAGAGGTAACTTATGCAGGCCGATACCGCAATGCCGACCCAATCGGCACCCCAAGTATCCCCGACCCAACCGACCAGCTACGCGGCTCCGGTAGCGCAGACGGCGGCGCAGGCTCCGGCGGTTTCAACCAACAACCAATGGGTGGCGCCATACCAGCAGGTGACGGCCCCAGCCCCGCAAATGCCGGCCCAGATGGCAGCCCAGATGCCGGTCTCAACCCCTACTCAGTCCGCGCCCCAGGCGTACCAGGGGACCCCACAAGCGGAGAACCCTTACCGGGAGGCATTCAACAAGGTGGTCGGGCTCCTGAGTTCGCCCGTCCAATTCCCAACCCTGGGTCAACAATCGACTCAGACCCCAGCAATCGACCCGGCCAGCTACGGTTCCCAACAGGCTCCCCAATTCAGCAGCCTGGGGATGCAGACCTCTTCGCCTTCGATCAACAACAACCAGGCATTCTCCAGCAACTCTTCCCAAACTTCGCTGGAAATTACGCCGGACCAGCTCCGAGCCAACGGAGTAAGCGAAGCAAGTCTTGAGATCATTGACCACTTCGGTCCCGATGTTCCCAAGGTTCTTAACGATTATGCCTGCAGCGTTGAGGATGCTCTCATCCAAACCAACCAGCAGCTGATCCAGGCCTGTGAACTGCTTCAGGAGCTCTCCAATGAGCACAAGGCTTATGAAGCCATCCTGACTGATCCCGACATCCTTGCCGACTACACCTGTGAGTTCTTCGGTGAGAACGGCCCTCATCCCATCCCCGATGAAGCCGCTCCCGTCATGCCTCAGGGTGCTCAGCAAGTGGGCCAGCAGTATCAGCAACAGACTGCTCCTGCCCGTCCCCAAATGCCCGTTCCTCCCCAGCCTCAAGCTGCTGCTAACGCTGGCGACTTCTGGAACAGCTTCGGCAACCTGGCCGATCGCGACCCCTCTAACGCCTGGCGTTATCTGAATTCTGCTCAGCAGAATCCTGAGGTGTTCCGCAACAAGCTCCTTGTGATGGAGTGATCTCTAGACTTCACTAAGTCTAAAATAGGGGGTAGGAAACTGCCCCCAATTTTTTATCAAGTTATGGCTAAAAAGAAGGCAGGCGCGAGAGAAAAGGCTGATCAATTTCTGGAGGCGATCGGTACTGCTGGTGGCCCGATTGGTGCTCCCGGTCTTGTTCAGTTTGGCGCTGGCGACACTGCACGTCAGGTCATGGCTGGCAACACCGATGAGTATGCACCTATCCGAATGCAGGATATGCAGACGCAGGTTGGTAACCCGAATGCTCCACAGCCCCGGATGCCACGTGATTTGGATAACTCTTATCTCAAGCTCAACCTCCCTGGTTCTCCCCTTCCTAGGAATGGCCTGCTGGTTCCTGGAATGCTGAGCTCTGCTGAGATGGTGCAAAACCAAATTGGTGCTGAGCAGCAATATCAACTGATGCAGATGATGCCTCCCACGGGTCAACTACCTCTCGGTTACCCTCCTATGCCTATTCAGAAAGGTAAGAAATGATGGACTCCAGCAAAGCTAAAAAAGCAGTCGATAAAGCCATGATGGCAAAGGCAGTTTTGGCTGCTGCCGCGCAGCAAGCCGCTGCTGAGGGTCCTATCAACCCTGAGATCCAGGCGATGAGCCCAGCTCTCCAACCTATGGATGGCTATATCAACCCAATGGCTCGTATGGGCACAGTGCCTCCTACGCAGTACTCCCCCGGAAACATGCTGGGCGGCAACCCAATGATGCAATTTGTTAATCCGGAGGCAATGTAATGGGAGCCAGAAAAGGACCAACCGAAGCCACAAGTTTAGGCACAAGGGTAGCGCCAGGGCCTGCGCAACCTCAGCGAATGGCCGGCCAGATTCCCTCGCCTACGCCAGTGGAGGTAGCTCCGGAAAGTTATGCAGATACTCGAGCACGAGTTGCAAAAGAACGCGAAAACTTTTTGAAGGGCTACAACCGACCCGAAGCCCCTAAAAAAGACTGTCCCCCGGGTTGTTCACCTACCTAATAGAAAAATGGGCGCAATCAAAAAAATGGATAAAGCAGGCGTCGATATTATCGGTGCTACCAAACCACCAGCACCACGGATGGCAGGATCTATTAGACCTGTACCTCCCATGGGCGGTGGTGCATCACCCACGGGTCAGGAGTACCGTTCGGTGGGAGATTTTCGAAACTTTCAGTAATGGGCAAAAATTTTAAAGGGACACTCGAAAGAGGACGCCGGGGCGCAGAGCAAGGCGGCATGCGCGGCATGGTTGAAGGCTTGCAAGATGGGTTCAGGGGTATTCCGGAACCGGAGCCACCAAGGATGGCAGGTGATATCACAGCATCTTCAGCGGGAAAAGAGTACCGCTCGGTTGGTGATTTCAGAAATTTTCGCTGAGACTTAAATAACCAGATTGATAAAGCATTGCTATAATTTTTTGTAATGGAATGAAAATTTCCATATTTAGAGGATTTTTGTCCTCAAGTATCAGCGCCTAAAACTTAGCTGAGAAACTATTATGTTCATCGATAACGACTTTCCCAAGCTGTTGGGTGCGGAACTGTACCGCCCCCACCCGGCTTATGTCGTGGAGATGGCTTGCGAGCCCGTCGTAGTCCACGACTTCACCAAGCAGCCTGGTCAAACCGTGCAGCTGGATCGTTACCGCTTCTTCGGTAACCCCGGCACCAAGACCAGCCGCGAGCGTACCCAAGACCAGACGATCGGTACTGCCAACAGCCGTTCCATCGTTAAGGACAAGGTGCTTGTGTCTCTGCGTGAGTACACCGGCCCTGCGGATCCGAATAACACCAACCTCCCGAGCACCTTCAAGATTGCTCGTGAGACCCTCATGACCGCTCAGCGTCTTCTGCTGGACACCGGGAACCTCAACATGTTCCACCAGTCCATCGGTTCGCTGACCCTCCTCGACGACTATCGTCGTTGGCGCGATCGTGTGTTCCTGGACGAGCTGTTCAAGGCTGAGTCTCGTGGTCAGTCCGGCGACACCCAAGGCGGCTACTACTATCCCAACGACCACACCAAGACTGGTGTCACCGTTGGTGCCTACACCGCGACCGAATACGCCTCTGAGCGTTTCAAGTTCAACGTTAAGACCGACCTTCTGAACGTTGTTAAGAGCCTGCGCAAGCGCAACGTTCCTGTGTTCCAAGACGGTTACTACCGTTGTATTGCTGATCCTTCCTTCATGAAGGACCTGCGTGCTGACCAGGGCTTCCGTGAAGTGGCTCGTTATCCTGGCATGGGCGCCCCCAATCCTCTGATGGGTATGGCTGCTCCTAACGCTGCTCTTTACCAGGGCGGTCAGTATGGCCAGGCTCAATTCGTGGCTGGAGAGCCCGTCATGCCTTCCGGCTTCGTGTTCGAGGGTGTGCGTTTCTTCGAGACCACCAACATGCCCAGCAAGACTGCAACTGTTGACATCGGTGATGGTTCTGGCGCTGTTGCAGGTCGTTCAACTCCCCCTGGACTGTTCTTCGGTCCTCAGGCAGTTGGCGTTGGTATCGGCGGCCCGAATGCTCAGGTCCTGATCAACAACAATGACGACTTCAGCCGCTTCATCATCTTGATTTGGCAGCTGTACGCCGGTTTCGCGAACCTGAATAAGGACTTCGTGACCACCGCCTTCACCATTTCTGAGTGATAAAGGAGGTACGTAACTAATGGCATCTTACACTGCTGAAAAGGGCGCAATTCTGCAGCCCGGTAACCAAATCAACCGCCTGTCCTCCTACAACACCGAGGGTGTTTTTGGCTGGCCTGGCTTCGAGCTCTACGAAATGGTTGGTTATGTCAAAGTGACCAACCTGGCCGCTGACAAAGCTGACAACAAGAGCTTCAACCTGACGGTTCCTTCTCCCGACCGTCGTCCTGACGACCGTGTGCGTGATGACCGCACTTCTCTGGTGGTTCAAGCTGACGCTGACCGTCCCGCTTACATCTATAGCGCTTCGATCTGCATTGGCCAGGACATTCCTTCCGCTGGTGAGCCTTCCTATCCTGCTACTCCTCTGACTGCAGATATCGACGGCACCAACACCGAGATCCTGCTGTTCGGTCCTGACAACAGCGGTTCTCCCTATGGCGTTCCCGCTACCCAGGCCAACGGTCTGGCTGCTGCGACCGCCGTCACCACCGCATTCTCCTCCGGCACCATCGCCCAGGGTGAATCCGACGTTTCCGTGGCAGAAGCACCCTTCTGGACCGCCGTTACCACCGCCGGTATCGACGACCAGGATGCTGCAAACGCCATGATGTATCGCGTCACCGCTGACACCACCTTCAAGGTGTACAACGTCAACGCTGTGACCTCCACCTCCGTGGACGGCGACGGTGTCTTCATCAGCTCTGATGACAAAGACGCTGGCAAGGCCGCTTACATCATCTGCCGCGTCAACTACCTGCGTCCTGCCGCTGCTACCACCTTCATGGACATTGTTGGCAGCCTGGACTTCGCCTCTCAAGTGGGCGGTAGCGATTCCTGATCGTTACTCACAATATCAACACAGCGGGTCTTTATGGCCCGCTTTTTTATTGTCCAGATAGATTAATTTTGGTATGCTATATCAGTAATCGTCTATCGCTATGTTGTATCAGAACCGTGTCACTGGAGGTCTTGTCGAGGTTGTATCTCAGCACGGCGAAGGTATTCTGATGTGCCTCGACGCGAACGAAGAAGTTTTTTACATCAACGAAGAAGATCTTGTTCCGCACCTCGATGCGACGGTGGAGCAAGAGCGAAATGAAGCTCGCTTGACAGAGGATCTCAAGGCTGAGGGTGCTAAGCCCGCAAAGCCAACCAAGAAAGAAACTTTTCCTATTGATACGCGAGTAAACATCAATATGGCATCTGCTCGTCAAATCGCCGATGCACTCCCTGGTGTTGGCCTTAAGACAGCACGTGACATCAAAGACCTTCAACTGACACTCCCTGGTGAGCGCTTTCAGCG